TAGCCGGTTCCCGGAAAAGCTTTTAGGTATCGATACAAACGCCAAAACCGTGAAGGGTGAAAAATACGGCGTTAAGACGGCGATCCTTTATCTAATGCCCGCAATGCAAAGCGGCGTGCAATTGTGCGCTATGGCGAAAACAGCCGGTTGCGAAAAAGCTTGCCTATTTACCGCCGGTCGCGGCGCTATGTCTAATGTTATGCTTTCGCGCCTACGCAAAACGCTATATTTTAACCAGTACCGCGATCTATTCATGAACCAATTGCATAATGAATTGATACGCGAGCGCGCTAAGGCCGAACGTCAAGGATATAAGCTTATTGTGCGTCTAAACGGTACTAGCGACGTTCGTTGGGAAAATGTCGCTATCGGCTATTCTTACGCTAACATTATGCAAGCTTTGCCCGATATCCAATTTTACGATTATACGAAAATCGCTAATCGCAAGCATATCCCGGCTAATTATGATCTAACATTTAGCTATAGCGGCGTCGCAGATTATGCGCCCTATGTCGCTAAAGCTGTTGTCAATGGCGAGCGGATCGCCGTTGTTTTTCGCGATCGCGCGATCGTTAACGCTATGCTTGCCAATGGCGATACGTTTTTAGGCCTGCCAGTTGTGGACGGAGACGACACCGACATAAGGCATTTAGATCCTAAGGGCGTCGTTGTTGCGCTATACGCTAAGGGCAAGGCACGCCGCGATCAATCCGGTTTCGTTGTAGGATAAGGGGAAAGCATAATGACTAAGCAAACAACAAGCGATCTATTCCGGGCGTATATCGATCTAGATAATGGCGAGACGCTAGCATGGCCCGACTTAACCTATAACCAAGCGCGCTGGCGCTATCATTGGATACAGCGCGAGCTTGTGCGATCGTTAACCGGCCCGCGCTGGAAAACGTACGGTTACGAATTAGAAGGGAAAGCATAATGAAAAGCTTCATAGTCACCGACAACAATAGAGGCGCGCCATATAACGCCGATAGCGTCAAGCACGCGATCCGTACGCATAATAGATTGCGTCAAAAGATAGGCAAACGGGAAGCGCAATTGATTCACGCGTTTCTGAAGGGCCACCAAAAGGATTGATCCGTTACCGCCATATTAGCCGCGCGATCGTTAGCGCGCGGCGTTTATGGCGCTAATGCCAGCAACAGTACAGTAAAGGAAAGTAAACTATGAACCGTACACTAGACGTGATCGCCCGCGACATTAGCCGCGACTGGCAGAAACCATATTTTGGCGCGGTACCCTATCTTGACGCAATGCACAGCCTGCAGACTATCGGCGATAAATACTATTTTGACACCGCCGAATCGGTTGTACGCTATTTTCTAGCTAATGCATCATCATGGAAGGGCGACACCGCCCGCGCGATCAAAGCCGAGCTAAAAACGCTTCTGAAGGGCGCCTAGGCAATGATCGCGCATTTAGCCCACATAGGCACCACCATAGCGTTTTTAGCCGTTCTAGCGGCGTCTGTAAGCGCAATCATCATTACACTAAAAGGAAACTAACCAATGACAAACGATCGAAACTATTTGCGTATGCTATCGGATAGCGAATTGATCCGCCTTGCGATCGATAGCTACAACGAAACGTCTATTGTCCTAGCCGAGCGATTAAACGCCCTATTGGACGTTCAAGCGCAATTGGAAACGGTAACCAATGAACGGGACGAATTAGACGCCCGGTGCGATATCTGGAAACAGCAGGCGATCGAAGCAATGGACGAGCTTGACGCCCTACGCGGGACCAAATGATTGCGGTTATCGCTGGAGCCGCCCTTTTCTTATTAACCTTATTATTAGAGGATTGACCAATGAACCACTATCAAATCGCAATCATTGCACTGCTGGCTCTGGAAGCCATAACACTGTTTGTCCTATGGATGACGCATCGTGACCGCCAAATTTGGCAAGCCATGTGGACAATGACAGCCGAAGAATTGCTATTCTGGAAGCGCAACGGCATCCTGCGCGATCCATTGACAGGCAAATACCGCAAGCGGGACAAAAGCTGATGGAATATGCCGTCCGCAAGCAAATAAAGCACCTGTGCGGCTATATCAGCGACAAATCCGCTGTGTTGCAGCACATCAACCGCGAACACAACCTACGCCTGACGCTGCGCGACATAGAGGATATAGACGAAGCCACATCGCGCCACCGCGCACGGCGGACAGACCTAGCCGCTATGATACCATCGCCGCTGATTGTGACGCACAAGCACAAGGGGCACGACCCGCTGGCCTTGGCGCTGTTCAAATACCATGCGGCGCGGACGTTCGGCCCTGAACAAGCCTATTGGCTGGATAGGATGAACGACCGCAAGCCCAAGCCGACAACTACAATCGAACTGTAAAGGACAGACACATGATTAAACCACAACAAGCCGCGCCTATGGGACGCAAACATCGCGTGTCATCCGACAGCGCATGGCCGCTGCGCGGACTAGACGGCAAGACATTCGCGGAACGCCGCGCAGAACGTGAAAAGGAACAAAGCAAATGACCGCATTACTTATTATCGTCGTTGTAGCCGCCATAACAGCATATATTTGTATGGCGGTAAAAATTGGTTTTTGGGTGTTAGACCTTACTCAAAACACTGGTTTTGGGCCGGGTTTTCACGCGATAACAATCGTAACAATCCTAGCAATACCCTTTGCCATTGCCGCGCAGGTGCGACCATGAGCCGCCCGATGGTATACCCCATAGGAACGCTAGAAGTTGGCGAGATCGCCACCATGCCAGCCACCAAGAAGGGCGATGCCAAGCGCACCAGCCGCAACGTGAGCCAATACGGCATCCGCAACGGCAAAGCGTTCAAGTGCCGCACTGTGGGCGGCGTAACCTTCATAACTAGATGGATGTGAGCAAATGAAAGCCACAGAACGCCAAGTGACACATGAAACGCTTGCTAAGTTAGGTATGCCGTATGCCCTTGTCTGCGAATATCGCGGCGGGCATGACGCACGCAAGTTTACGCTGTTTGACGGATTTAATACGCAGCATGAAGCCGAAAGCGAAGGCAGACGGATTGAAGCAGCTAAACCCTTCGCAGACGGCAACGGCGGGAAGCGCGGCTATGCCGATTTGAAATGGCGTGTGGAAGTGCTGCACGACACAGAGGGGCAGAGCAAATGACCAATATAAGCGAATGGGGTGCAGTCATGCGCCTAGCCAGACGCGCTGCGCTGTTGGCTGGCGAAGAACAGCGCCGCCTTGGGCGTGTGACGGAGCAAGAGGACAGCAGCATTATGCTGTATACCGACGACCCGACAACGGCAGGGTTGTTCGCCCGCAATTCCGACATGGCTGCAATGTGCAAGACCAGCGGCATTGAAGGCGTGTGCATCGTCATGGGCGACAAGTTTCCGCCAGCAGCGCATGAAGCCGAACGTCCCGACCCTGAACTTCCGCGCGTTGCTGCGATGTGGTTCCCCGCCAATGGCGACAAATGCCCCCGCTGCCGCCTGTTCAGGCGCACGACAGGCGAAATATGCAACCCATGCGAAAGGAAATTAGCAGCATGACAGACTATGATGATGAGGACGACGAATTGGCGCTGCCCGAACGATACATCGAACGCGCAGGCGAAACCTTAGCCTACCGCCTGATGGAATATCTGGAATTTCTGGGCGTGATAGGCAAAGACCATGTGTCCTATCTGCGCTACCCGCCCATTGAATTGATCGAAGACGCCGAAAAGGCGTTAAAGGACGAATAAAATGCCAATAGTAAAACGGACTAGCCACATCTGGACGCCTGAAATGGACGCAGAGTTGATGAGTTATTATGAACACGGCTTACGGCCAGCCTACATGGCGGAGCAAATGGGGCTAACGATTGCGTCCGTAGAAGGCCGATACCATAAATTAAAAAGGACGGCGAAAGCAGACAATAAAAAGCCCCCTGCGGAGTGAGGACGCAGGGGGCTTAAAAAGGTCAGCGGAGCATCACCGACCCTATCCATATATCATTGCAACCAAATGGTTGTCAATTCTTGCCTATCGACGGCATGATGCTCGACTTAGGCAAGTCTTCCGCCAAGCGGCGCAAGTCTGATTTGTTCCCTTTTTTCACGTCCGGCGCGACAAAGATATGTTTCTTGGTCACGTATTCAGTCGAACCGATCCGGCCCATGTCAACCCAGCCAGCTTCTTTGAGCGCATGAAGCAGCGCCGCCTGCGGTATCTTGACGCCAGCAGGGACGTTAATCGCCAGCGCGTCACAGATGCGGTGGAAAGGCCCACCAATGACACCATTGGCAAACACACCAGCCCTTTCGCGCATCATGTCTACCAGATAGCTTTCCGCAACGCTCATGCCATGCTCGACCATGTTCAGCTTCCATTCGGTCACTGGCGGTGCAGCCGCAGGGTTGAACGCCGACACGTCGCGCTGATGCAGCCAAGCGGCGCACTTCTCATAGCCGCCGCTTTCATACCAGCCCCACAGCTTTTTGGCTGCGGTCGGCGTCATACGCGGCGCGCGCGTCCACACGCAGAACCAGCGCCTGTCCTGTGTCGGCAGCGTGATAGGCAGCGGATCGTTCGTGTAGGCAATCACCATCAGGCGGTTGACCAAGTCGTAAGGGTGCATACCCTTGCGGTTGACCGACAGCGTTTCAGGCGGTGCAGCGATAAGCGGCTTTAGCTTGTTAGCCATCGCCCGGCGTTCGCGTGCCTCTGGCTCCTTTAATTCGTTCAAGATGACAACTTCAGCCTCAAGCGCATAACCCCACTGGCTGTCCAACCCGCCAGCCTCAATAACTGACCGATTGCGCCAATGCTTGCCGCCGAGCGCCCACAGGAACGGCTGAAACATACTGTCCTTACCAGCGCCTTCATCGCCGCCAATCAGGATGGCATGGTTAATCTTGACGCTAGGGTGCTGTATCTTGAACGCCATAGCGTCAAGGATGTGGTCTAACTCGACATCATCCGCCACCAGACTGCGGCAATGCTCTAGCCAAGGCTCAACGTCATGGTCTGCAATCTTGTCGCTGCCCGACACATCAGGCCGTCCGTCTGTCCAGCGATTGCCGTAGACAAGGCCGTCACGCGTCACCAGCACGTCATCGCCAGCGGCGAACGTCACAGCCGACAGCGCAGGGGCGCCGCGATCCTGACGGCGCTCATCAAAATAGATGGACGCCTGCACGCGGTTTGTCTTCTTGTGGATGGAACGGCAGTCAACGTGACGGAACAACGCGTTAAAGACGTTGCGGGCTATCTCTTGACGCGTCACCATGTCAAAATAGCTATCGTCGGACTGGATGTATGCGAAACGCTCGAACCATTCGCTTTGTTCCAGCCGTCCAGCCTCTTTTTTCTCGACCTCACGCACACGCGCTGCGGCTTCATCGGGGAAGGCTTCGGTCGGCGCGATTTTCTCATACATCGACGCCAGACGTTCAGCGATTAACTCGTCACGCAAGCCCGGCGTTACCTTCGGGCCACCTTCACTGGCGACCCAATCAAGGAATGTCCGGCTGTCTAAGTCTTGGCAATGCCCATGATAGCAGCAGAACGACCGATCCAGCGGCTTGTAGCGCGCCTCGACCATGCCGTCGCTGTGTTGCTCATGGTTAGGGCAGACAATGCCGCACCAGCCGTCAGCGTTAGGATTGCTAAGGACTAGGTTGTTGTCCGCAAGCCATGTCAGGACGTTGTCAAGCCCATTGTCGCGCAACTGCACCGCTTTATATTCGGCTGTGTCGCCTTCCTCTGGCGTGACACCTAGCGCATCACAGATTTCGCCCAGCGTGTATTCCCGCTCAGGGTGGAACTCCACCAACCGCGCAGGAAAGTTATTGCGTCCGCGCTTCAAATTGACGCTGCCGGGTATGCGGCAGTTGCGGACGGCGTTAGTCGCGCCGGGATCGGTGTAGCCCGCGTCCGCGATGGCCTTAATGGCAGCGCAGAAATCACCCTTGCGCGGCTGTTCGCTGAACGCGTAGCCCCACTGGAACGAACCTTCGCTGGTTTCCAGCACCCATGTCGGCTCAAGCGGCGGCGTCTTTGACTTAGTGCCGACATCATCCAGCATCATGAACAGGACATACTCGACGTTGCTGGCCTTGGCGGCAGGCTTTCCGTCTACAAAGCGGTCAACGATGAACGAGCCAGTGTTGACATACCATGCCTCGCCTTCCTTCATGCGGGTCTTTTCTGGCAGGAACGCAGGGAAGGTGGCCTTCGGTGCGCCGTCCGCATGGAATATCAGGTTGCCGTCGCTGTCATGCTGCGGCTTCTGCCGCACGACCAAAGCCGTCTCGCCGACATTGTCTGCCGCCAATCCGGTTATATACTCTATAAACTTAGTGCGATCCTCACTCATCGCTTGCTCCTCTATTTGCCGTATCGTTCCATTATTGCCACTTCTGCGTTCAGGGGCAACCCCGACGCCCAAGGTGGCGGCTCACACATAATCTGCACCAGCCGCGCTGCGGCGGCTTCGGCTTCATCCTCTGGCACTTCCAAGACGATTTCATCGTGGATGTGCAGCACTACGTTATCCAATCGACGCAAGGCGTGGCGCAGCAAGTCGTTGGCGACAGCCTGCGTGATGTTTTCACACGCCAGACCGCGCCACAGCCGCGCCCTAGGCCACTCTTTAGCGTCTGCGGCTGGCTTCCATGAAGCCTTAGCATAGGTCAGATTGCCTTCCTCGTCGAAACGGGCGAAAGGATAACATAACACACGTCCAGACGGAAGCGCATACCAAAGATGCAATCCATCAAATAAATATGTGACGCGGCCAATGGTAAACTCACGGCCCTTGTTCCGCATGGCACGCATATAGGTGTCCTCAAGGCCAGACCAGTAAGGCACGGCCCATTTGTTAGCGCGGCGCCATGCGTCAACCATGCGCTTTGCATCGCTCTCCGACATCAGCAAGCCGTAGATGCGGCCCATGCTGGCAAACGCGCCGACGCCGCCTGCAAAGCCACACGCCAACTCTTGAACTTTCCCGATCTGGCGCTGGTCTTTGTCAACGTCATCATAGCTGACATGGAAAGTCGCAGCGGCGTTGTGCTTGTAAACGTCTTCGCCCTTGGCAAAGATGTCCAGCTTGTGTTCGCCGAAGGTGCTATTGGACGCCCACGGCGTCACCCGCGCTTCGATAGCGGCCCAATCAGCGACGATAAGCCGCTTGCCTTTGTCGGCCATCAGCGCAGGGCGTAGCATACCTTTCAGCACGTCAGTGACGCGGCGACCATGCGCGGGAACAATTTGGTGCCCCCGCACCATAGCCTGCCGCACTAATGCAGGGTCGTCGGCACACTTTCTTGGGAAGTTGTGGACCTGAAGCCCAAATGATGAAGCGCGGCCAGTAGCACTGCCTCCTGCAAATACAAATGCTCCTCTAACTCGAAAATCTTCCTCATCAGCAAGCGCCGCGGCACGCTCGAATTTTGCCACGGACGATGCCCAGAGATCGTCCGCGCACTGTATGACTTCCGCAACTTCCGCCGGTACTTCATCTGGGTTCTCCTCCGCCAGCGTGAGCAAGTTAGCGCGCACGTTCTTGTCAATAGATAGCTTGGCTTCGCCGTCTTTGTAAATGGTCGCCAGTGCAAGCGCCTGCGGCCCTACCCTGTCCAGCACCCACGCCTTCATCTTGGGGCTGCGGACGGATTTAATCTCGCCCTTCGTCACCTCTGCGACGATGTCTTGTATCTCGACCATCTCTTCTTGGGCGTAACGCACAGCAGCCAGCGCCAGCGGCCTGTCAAGCAGGACGCCGCGGTCGTTAATGCGCTCGTTGGTGTGATAATCGGCCAACTCTTCAGCCGACAGCGGACGCTGCGCCTGCGCGATAGCGCGCATGGCCCGCACGTCCTGTTCGCAATAATCGACCATCTCCTGCATCAGCGCAACGTCCTCGCGGAACGTGCCGTCACCTTGCGGAACGGACAGCAAGCGGATTAGTTGTCCGCCGCGATGGTCTTTCTTCATGGTCGCGCCAGCGAAGCGGCCCACATCCTCAAGGCTACCCGGCGCACAGTTGGCGCGGGCTTGCGCTGCGGTGCAGTAGAACTGCTCCAGCTTGAAATCGACCTGAAGGACATACCAGAATATCAGGCGCTCGAACGCTGCGTTGTGCGCGTATACCAGCCCCTTGTGGTCTTTGACGGCTTGCGGGAAAGGCTCACCGGGGAGCCACGTCCGCACGTCTTCGTCATTAAATGCGTAGGACATGCACAACACGTCGGTGCTGGCGTCCTGCGCGTAATTATACACGCCGCGGCTGCGAAGGTCGCAACGGCTGCGCGTCTCAAAATCAACCCATAATTTAGACATAGAAGTTCTCACTCTTCTGCTACTCGCCGGGGTGGTGGATCACCCCGGCTTTCGCACCCCTTAAACTACGCGACGACGACGGCGCGCACCTTCAGCGGCTTCAGGTTCAGCGGCGACTTCCAACTCCGCGTCCTCTGTCTCTTCGACTGCACTTGCGTCCATCGACACCCAATCGGTGATGTCAAAGATAGGCGTATAGATGCGGCCATAGGTCTTGTGCTGATAATGCTCTGACGACAGCGAGAGCAACGGCACAGGCTTAGTCTGGTCCTTGTCCACCTGATCGGCGATGGCAACGGCCAATGCCTGCACAGCACGCTTGCCGCCGACTGATGTAGCCGTGAAGCGCGCCTGCATGTCCTTGTCTTCGCCGTTGGTGCAGACCAGCATCATGCCGACTTGCATTTCCCAACCGCGCGTTGCGCCTGATGGCGCTGGTTCCAACTCTGGCAGCGGCTCTGACACTGGCACCAGCTTTTCAGCCAGCACTTCGCCGTTGCCCCATGCGATGTAGCCATGAACGAACGAAAACGGATTAGCGGCCCACAGGCTGCCGTCTTCAACTTCGGTCTGGTCTGCACCAAAAACCCAATGGCCTGTCTTGTCCATCTTTAGGATGACTGTGCCGCCGGGCGCAACTTCCGATTGGATAGAACGCAAAGCGCCAGAGAGGGACTGAACGGACGGCAAGTTAGCGCCGCCAAAAGTAGTGATGTTCGACATTGTATTGTACCTTTTCTGTTACTGGATTTTAGACATAGCTTTGGTAAGCGTCTGTCCGATTTGCAAAACCGCTGGCCGAGGATCATTCTCCGGCGCAAGGGTAGAGCCTGTTGAGACGGCGACAACTAAGTCCGCCGGCAATTCTATCTTGGCTTTCTTCAAAGCCTTTTCCGCTTGGGCTGGTGACAGCGGCTTGGGGTCACCCCATGCTTCTACACCAACGCCTGTCAGGAAGGCTACAGCCTTATCCTCATTTGTCCACTGTCTTGTGGCGCGTTTGTTGACCAGCTTCCAGCCGGGGACTTTGCGGCCTTCTTCCAGAAGCCCGTGCGCCATCTGCTGCAAATCCTTGATGAACGCCTCAATCAGCGGCGCCTGTTCAAGATAGTGTGCAATCTGGTCTACCGGCAGCGCGTCCATCTTGGCTTTCAGTGCGCGGTCTACCGCGCCTGTCATCACAGGACAAATGGGCTTGGCCGCGCACCACTTGCAATGGTCGCCTGACGCCAACGGCGCGTCTGGGCGCATGGCAATCTTAACGGCGGCGGCAAGTTCTTTCTCGAACGCGTCAACGCGTGCAAGGTCAGTCACCCACCGCTTGACGAACGGCGGTTGTACAATGATTAGTTCGACTTCTTTTGCGCCCTCGAAAGCCCAAGCCGTATCCGCCGTGCGTTTAGCCGCCGCAGCGTAGAAGAGTAGCTGGCTGTTTTCCTCGACTTCGACAGCCACGCCATCGCCAAACTTCCAATCCAGAACGACCGCTCGATCACCCATGCGACCAAGAAGATCGGTAGAACCAAAAACGTCAGGCAGAAAATCACCAAAACCAACCCGGCTTTCAACCGCATATTCCATCTCCCCCTTGGGGTCTATCTCGTCCAGCGCACGCAGCGCCGGTATCAGCTTGTCATCAACCAGTGCTTCAGTCAGCACGGTCTTTTCATAGGTGGTGCCGACCATGCTGTACGGATCAAGGTCACGCTCTAATATGGTGGCTATAGTGTCATGCAGGAGCGTGCCTTCGTCGGCGTAGCTGCTGCTGGGCTTTGGCGGGACGGTGTCCACCAGCGCCACGCTGCCGGGGCAGGCGATGACGCGTTTGGCGGTAGAGCCGCCGACTATCTTACTATGCTGCATACTGAACCTTCCTTTACTGTTTGAACCGTCATCATACAGACAACAAAATTTGATGCAAGCCTTGAAATGCAAAAAATTTTGTAGTAGCTAACCCGCATGACTGAGAAAGAAATAGAGCGGTACTTCTGTAAACGTGTGCGGGCAGTCGGCGGTTTCGCCTACAAATTCCGCAGCGTAACGCAGATCGGTGTGGCCGACCGCATAGCATGTATGCCCAACGGCGAGGCTTGGTTCATCGAACTGAAGCAGCCTAACGGTAGGCTGTCTGCGTTGCAGCGTATCTTTTCTGATGAGATGGCGCACACCAAGCAGCATTACGCCTGCCTGTGGTCAGTAGAGGATGTGGACGCATGGCTCAAACGCTTCAGCTAAGGCCGTATCAGGAGCAGGCGGCGACGTTCCTGTACGAACGTGACCGCGCCATGATCCTTGCGCCTGTCGGCGCGGGCAAGACCGCCATCACCTTGACGGCGATGGACGAGATGCTGCGCGACGGCCATGTCAAACGCTGGCTGGTGGTAGCGCCGAAGCGCGTCTGTACGGATGTGTGGCCGGTGGAAGCGCCGAAATGGTCTGGCGTCGCTCCTGCGCTGGCTGTCGGCACGCCAGCGCAAAGGGTGGATGCGTTGCGGAGCGACGCCAGTGTCGTCGTCATTAACTATGACAACCTAGATAAGCTAGAGGATTTATCGGGCTTTGACGGTATTGTGTTTGACGAACTGACGCGGCTGAAGAACCCCAGCGGCAAACGCTTCAAGGCGCTGGACAAGCTGCTGGCTAACGTCAAAGTGCGCTGGGGCTTGACCGGATCGTTCACGGCGAACGGCCTTGAGGATGTCTTCGGCCAGTGCAAGATCATTGACCAGACGCTGCTGGGCCGCGCCAAGGGTGCGTTCCTGCAACAGTATTTCATCTGCACCAACCGCGACTTCGGCCAGTGGGTTCCCGCAGCCGGCGCGCTCGAACAGGTGATGGCGCGGATCAAACCGGCGACGTTCGTGCTGGAGCCGGGCGAGTATAAGGACAAGCTGCCGCCATGTCATGTTAACGAAGTGCGCGTTTCGTTAACAGATCGTAAACCATATGATGAAATGAAGCGCCAATATGTAACACGTTTCGGCGACGACCAGATCGTAGCGCAGAACGCAGCGTCGGTGACAACCAAGCTGCAACAGATGGCGTCAGGCTTTGTCTACAACCGCGACGCAGGCACGCCGTCCATCTGGTTCAGCAGCCACAAGTTCGACCGGCTGGAAGAACTGCTGGCGGAGAACCAGCGGGCCAACACTATCGTCGCCTACACCTATCAGGAAGAGTTGGCGGAACTGAAGCGCCGCTTCCCGCACGCGCAGACAATGGACGACGACAATGTCATCGAACGCTGGAACCGCGGTGAGGTCGAGTTACTGCTGGCGCACCCTAAGTCGGCAGGGCATGGCCTGAACCTACAGCATGGCGGCTGCCACATGGTGTTCCTGTCGCTGCCGTGGTCGTTGGAACTGTACGAGCAAACGGTCGGACGCCTGCACCGCAGCGGCCAGACCAAAGATGTCTGGGTCTACGTGATGTTGACCGAGAAAAGTATTGATGAACGCATATGGGCGGCGCTGCACGACAAGCGTGCGGTGTCCGACATAGCATTAGAGGAGTTAAAAGATGCGATCTAAGTTTTTCCCTTACGTCTGCCGTTATGTTAATAACGAAGGTGCGTGGCTGGCCGGCTATTATGATAAGGACGCCGCCGACCGACCGCCAGCGATGATGATTAAAGGCGCCGGAATTAAAGAAGGCGACCAAATCTCCATCTCGTATCTTGAACAGCCCGCAACGGCTAGGCAGATTGTAGGACTTGACAAATGAGTAAACTAAACTGGCGGTCGATGATTGCCGTGCTGTCCGACCTTACGGAAGGCGAATTAAAGGATGCGCTGGACGCGGAACTGAAGACGCACAAGCGCCCGGCCATCGCCCGGCGGTTGCATCAGCGTTACTCTGCGATGCGGACGGCGCGCGAACGCGGCGAGATTATGACGAGGTTAAAGAAATGACAGACCATGCAGCGGCGACCGCTGAAGCACTGGAAATGGTGATTGCCATGCTAAAGGCAGGGCAATCACCTGAAGACTTAGGCCCGATGGTTATACTGATCGGGCGTATGATGGCTAGGCGAACCTAAGCTAAGTATTGCGACAGCGCCGTAGCCGCTGCGCCGATGATGGCGAGTACGCCGGCCAGCTTGGCTTTCCAACCAAGGGCAGGCTTCGGCGCTTCGTCCATCGGCAAGATTTTACCGGCGACTTCTTTCACGGCAATTTTCGTGATGAGGTTCTTCAAGTTCATGTTACTCTCCTTACAGCCAAGAAGCATATTTCTTGGTTTTCAGTTTGCGGTCGTCGAGTCCGTGTGTACCACCATTTATCCGCTTTGTCAGTGCAAGGATTGTAGCGTCATTGACGCCTTGGTCACAGATACCCCAAAGCTTGTTCTTGTCGAAGAACCAAAGGGCGCTTTCAAAGGCCAGTTCGGTAGCCACCAAATCGGGGTTCGTCATCACATCGGGGCGACCGATATAGTCGGAGAACGCCTTGAAATTAAATTTGCCCGTCAATTGGAGACTGCCGCGGCCACGAAAAAGCCAGCCTTCGCCTGACGCTTCGTCGCCATTGCCCATGCGGTTAGCGTAGACGCGGTTGGCGATTTTCATCGGCTGGCGTTCGTAAGCGCGGGCCAGTGCATCGGTCGGGAAGTACTTACCAAAGATGCCGCGCAGACCCTTCGCGCTGTAGTTCAGGTTCTCGCTGAACGCCTTGAAGCCGCCCGACTCATGCGCCGTTTGAGCAAAGAAATGTGCAGCCCGATCAGGTGATAATTTATAAAAAGCCGCAGCCGCCTTAAATGTACCCGGACCAAATGCACCATCAGCGGTCACCCCTATCTTTTTCTGTAGATTTACAAGGCTCATTTGCCAGCACTCCGCCAATCAGGAAAGTCATTCGCATCGACCACGCCGTCGCCATTGAAATCGTAGCGCAGATCGTTGCGATACTTTTCCCAAGGCTCCATATCGTCATCGTCATCGTCTTCATCAATAAAGACTGTGGCCTGCGGATCGTCGTACACCTTCGGTGCCATCGCTGGCGTCAGTTCAAGCGGCGCTTCTGGCTCTGGGGCAGGCGCTGGCTCAGGGTCGGTGTCACGCGCATTGGCGTTGAGGCTCAAGCCGCCCAGCAATCCGACAAGCGCACCGATGATGGTCTGGAACGCAGGGTTAATCATCTCAAGGACGGCAGTGCTGTCCACGACATCGTTAGGCACGAACATGCCGACGACCAGCGCCAGCACGACGACAAGGATAACTGCCGACAGCGTGACGATTGCCACGCGAACGACAAACTCAACGGTGTCGTTGACGCCGTCGTGCTTGCTCTCAAAACTATTCAGGAAGCTCATTTTCTTCGTCCTTCTTCTTTTGCATAGCGCCGCTGCCCTGCCCCGCCATAAGTCCTGCCAACGCCCCGACAATGAACGTCGCTATCGGGTTAATCAACTTGAAAAACTCAGCGTCGTTAGGGGACTGCCCTTCCATCGGCTGCGACACAAACACCAACGAGTATAGCACGGTCGCCACGATGAACGTCAGCGTCAGCGACAGGACGATCCCGACGATGAACCGCAGCAATTCCTCCGGCGTCCATTCACTTCTCGGCTTCATCTTCTTCACCTGTATTGATTAGCCATTCGGTGCAGTAGCCCATAGCGATGCACCGCGGCTTCTTGCAGAGTTCGTCTTCCCAATTCGCAGGGTCTTGACAATCGTAGCGGTAGCGGTCTTCGCAGCCAGCAAGCACCAGCGCCGCCAGTAGTAGACTGACTATACGCATACGCCCTCTAGCCGGCCTTTTGCAGCACGTTCATGAGTATGCCGACCAACAATACGATGATTGTGCCAGCGGAAGTCATGCCGACTTTTTCAATACGCTTCATCCGCGCGCAGATACTCTCGTACCGGAACGCGCAGACCTGTTCGTGCGTGTTAAGTTGCGCTTGTGTTTCGTCGATAGTAGCCATTGTTAGCGTCTCATGGAGTTAAGGTTTTGAAACCGTTTATCTTTAGGTATCCTGCCGTATATCGGCACGGCGTACCCTTCAGAAAAATCTACATCTACCAGCGGTTCGCCGGTTTCAGGGTCGAAGTCTGGGAAGTTAAATTCTTCGCCCAGCGTCGGCGGCGTGATACCTGCCACACCTGTCTGCACCACGGCTTGTTGTCTGGCAGGCGCCGCCTGCGATCCATACAGCATTTTGTTTATGTAATCTTCAGCCGGGCGTACCTTAAGTAACGCACCCGCTTCGCGCGGCGACGCCAACGCAGGGACTAGCGCACCCAACGTTCTTTCGGATGCTTTCTCTGCTTGACGCACCCCAAACTGTTGTGCGGCCACGCCGCCGCCGCCAATCTTGGGTATGCTGCCTACCAAGCGCGCGCCTGCGGTAAAAGCATTTGCTGCGGGCGACTCAAACATTTCCCCAACCTTAGCGCCAACGCCTTGAGGGAAGTTTAACTTCTGCGACTGAGACAAGTCTTCAAGACCTGTCTGCGCTACGGCGCGTTGCGCTTCAATATCGCGGCCTAGCTTGTTAGCAGTAGCTAAATCCGCGCCCTGCAATTCTACGTTAATGTCGTAACGCCCCGGACCAAGAATGTTTTCCACAAAGTCTGGGTCTTCGCCAGCCATGACTTTAGCAAACCTTGCTTCAGGCAACTTTGCCAGTTCCCGCTGAAACTGTTGGCGCTCAATCGCCTTCATTCCTTTGGAAAACTCATCTAAATACGCTTTCCATCCAGCGCCGCCGGCGGCCTCAATAGCATCATCAATAGGTTTTTGTGCAGCGGCAACAAGTTGCGACGTGCCTTGCCGCAACGCTTTAGGGTCTGAAGTGCCTAGGATGCTGCTTACAAAACTGCCCATTTCGCGGCGGGCTAGGTAAAGCCCTTCTGCGTCAATGACGCCGCCCATTTTATCTGCGCGGAGTTCTAGATTGTCCGCAAATTGCGACAGTATCTTAAACCGATCAGGGCTAACAAATTGTGCTTTGTCTGCTTCCCTACGCAAGTTGGCTACGATTGGTGCGACGTCCAAAGGCGGCAGGCCCGCATTTGCTGCTTGAAGGTTTGCTTCGCGCATCGGACCTGTTACATCCTGCAACGCCCGCTTAGTTTCCGCTATGTTACCTACAGCTTCTGTTTGAGTCCCGCCGCCGCTGATGACTTGGCGCATACGGTTCTGCCCTGCTGCGCGTTGTTGCGCGACAGTGAGAAGCGGACCGCCTTGTTTGCTGGCGCTGCCAATGCGGGTAGCCGCAGCCAGTTCAGGCGTGAGCAACCCACGCGACGCCAGAAACTCAGCCGTGTTGGCTTTGATGTTTTTCGGCGCATTTCGTAACGCCTTTTCAATTTTGGTTGCGTTGTCGCTTATCACTTCGCGCAGGATTCTGGCTGCTTCCACTGGGCCAGCGCGGCCTGCTATAAGGTCATAAGTTTTGCCGGCGCCAAACTTAACTATGTGACCGACCACAGGTACAACAGCGCCCGCCAATGCGGCGTCTGTCATGTCCTGATCGGTTAACCCCGCGGCTATGGTACTTGCGCCAGCGCCGCCCGCAGCGCGGTAAGCATTTCGGGCTTTCCGCGTTTGAGCAATGATTTTGCCTGATGTTTCAGCCGCCTTTGTAGGCGCGGCTACGCCTGTACCGCCGGATGTTATAGCGCGGCCAGTTTTTTCTATTACACCGCCTAGCCGCGGTGCGACCTTAGTCAGCGCCCTGCCGCCAAGCTGCACCGCAGCACCGCCGCCCGCCGTAAATGGCAGCGTACCCACAATTTCACCGCCGAGTTTGCCGCCAGCAAAGGTGACGGGGTTCGCCTGTTGCCGTTCAGCAGCAAATTGCGCTAATCGCTTCTTGGTTTTGTCGGACGCACCTACTGGAATATATTCTAAAGGGTTAAGGTAAGATAGCTTTTCAGCAATCGGTTTTAGCCCCCGCTCAAACCCAGATACAGCAGACGCAATCTTACTGCCAGTGGCGCGCAGCGCGCTCTTCTCGTCTGCACGCTGTTTCGCCTGCTGCCTTGTGTAACGCTCTTTAGATGTCTCGACGTTAAACCGACGCCGAATTTCAGCCTGCGTAGCAGGACTTGCACTGCGGTACTCTGGCAGCGTAGCCACACGGCGATCAAAGATAGCCTGCTTTGTAGCTGGATTAGCGTTCACGTAGTTCGGGTCTTTTAAAATATCCAGCGCGCTAGGCATACTATTAATCCCTTAGAAGCGGGTTATTGCGGTCCACCTTAGTTGACGTGCGCGGTTTAGCTAGGTCTTTAGAACTGATGTAACGGTCTGAAACCTTCGGCGCTACTAACCGCAGCTTCGGGTTTTCCTTTAGCACTTCGCCGTACACGCCGTCATATTCGCGCTGGGCGCTCTGGTATGTGCGGTACAGTTTACGGCGCATATCTATTAACTCAGCATCAAACGTAGCTGGTTCGCCTGTCTGAATTAGTTTGCTGGCCGCTTGCTCTACGATCTTGGCGTCCTTATCGGTCGGGTTAGCGCCGACCGGCGATGCGCCAGTTTCAGTAGACTTACGCATATCAATCAACGACGTAAGCGTAGCAGTATTTTTAATCTTATCAAAAGCAGCCTGTGCGTCAGCGCGCGCGCCGGTCTGCAAAAGGCGAGGCAAATTACCTTCAATCGGACCGACAATGGAGAAACGATTGGGGTTACGCAACAACTGATCTATGGTGTTGATGCGATCAACTACCTCGTTGAGTATCCCTTCCGTAGCGTATTTTGCTCTTGTCGCTGTTGACTTCAACTCGACAGCGCGTTCCGCTTGCTTAGTCGCCTTCGCAATCTCCGGCGCCATTCGCAATTCTACATCCTTGGTAGCTTGCGCTTCTACCTGTTTCTCCGCGCCGAGGCGGCCCAAAGGCACCACCGATGATCCGGGCGCTATCGGTTGATTTGGATTACGCATCTGAAGCGGTGTGCTTGTGCGCGTTTGCGCCAGCGTTTGTTCCATCGGCGGCGCACCGCGCAGACCAGCGGTCTGCGACTGCATCGGCTCACCGCGGTAAACAGCAAACTGCGACTCCGGTGTTTGCACAGGGTTAGCGCCCATGGCGCTATCAGCCAGCGACGGTGCGTCGGCTTGCAGCGTAATGTTGGCCCGCTGAAAGGAGTCTACAAGCGCCTGCTTATTCTGCGGCGGTTGTGTAGCTAAAAGCTGATCAAAGTCCACCTGCGCCATGACGCCTGTTTGGAACGCAGAGTCAACAATGCGCGACATTACTTCAGGTGTCATCTGCACTGCGCCCATACCTGTAAAGGACGCCGGCGTGTCCGTCATGCCTGTTTCGCTTTGTATCCGACGCAAATCTTCTTGCTGATATGCGTTTAGGGGCCGTGTCTCGTCAGGCCCAAAGGTCATTTCTGCACCTGACACCGCGGACGGCTCACGCCCCATAGCTGATGGTTGCGGTGCCGTCGGTGTCCGCGGAGCGGCAGGCGTTTCCGGTACATCATATACGCCCTCCTGTCCGGGGCGAAGACCGCCGACAGTGACCGATCTAGGCATACCACCTTGAGAAAGTTCCAAACTGGCAACCGGCGTTGCGATAGTTTTTTCGATTTCTTTTTCGGACGTAATCATGAGCCGGTTTCGTGTATTGCGGTCCCATGTAGACGCGGGCGGTAAAAACTTATCAAAACCCGGCACGCGGCTTACTAAGTCAGCGCGTACTGCTTCTGCCGCCGCGACATCACCTTCCGCTATATCGCCGACGGCTTCGCGGAATATACCTAACGCCTGAACTATATTATCTTGCTGCGCTTTTGTTAACGCTGGACCGTGCAACGCTGCGGCACGCGCTTCTTTAGCTGCTTCTATACCCATCGCCTGCTGCGCCAGCGCGGATTGACGCTCCGCCGCTTCCTGCTGCCGCGCCATGTTCATCATGTTTACGAACTGCGCCGTGCGCCGCGACGGATCGGGAAGCTGTGGGCTGCGCGCTTGAAGTGCTATCATTTGGTTTGCCATGATTTATCCGTCGTATGAAGGGGGTATGTAAGGGGTTCCGCCGCCAACGCCGCCGCCGCTACCGGGCGTTCTGTTTTTATAGTACTGCATAATGGCGTTGTTCATAGGCGCGTTGGATGCGTATCCACCTATCTGACCTAATGCGTTTGTCAGCGCATTAGCAGAGCCGATGTATCCAGACGCACGGGCTTGACCTGCGTTATAAATGTTCGACGCTTGGTTCTGGCCCATCTGTCCAGCAGCGCCTGTAAGCACGTTAGTTGCTGACTGACCTGAACCCATCAGCGATTGCAGCGGATTAAGGCGTGCTGCGCGCTCGACCTGATAGCGGTTAAACGCGTTCTGATATTCTTGGCTGGCTAAGTCTTGGCCGAAACGCTGCACACCCTTTAGGGTGGAACCGGACAGCAGATTGCCGCGGGCGGCTGCCGACCGCTCTAGCGCCTTCATGCCTTCTGCTTGGCGGAAAGCATAGCCGGGGTCTTGCTGAAATTGATCAGTACCAAAGGCTTTCGCCATGCTGCCGTAGCCAGCGGCGGTCTTGTCGCCGCCGATGCCCAGAAGCTGCATAATCTCATTTTGCGCCGTCATCCCGCCTTGGCGAAACGGCTCTTGCAGTTCAATCTGCCGCTGGAACATGCGCTCCTGTGCAGCGTTAGCGTCTTGCGACGCCTGAACCTGCGCCCTAGACGCTTTTTTAGATGCCTTGCTGGAAATTACCGCGCCGCCAACTGCGGCTGCTGCGGTTACTGCGGCTGCGACCATGTCAATCCCCAATCCATTTCGTGTAGTAAATCTCTACAGGTTCCATTTTCAAATACTCAAACAGCCTAGATGCGTCCTTGTGCATTTTGGAGCCGTAGAACATACGATGCACCCCGCGCCTTTTAGCTTCTTTTTCGACTAAACGAAAGAGTTTTACGCCGCTAAATCCACCACGCACATCTGGGTGCGTCCAAAAGATGTCCATCGTCAGCGTCAGGCACGTCTTGTAGTGAAAGCCCGGCGCGATGAAACCTATGAAATATCCCACTAAACGGCCAGCTTCGCGCAGCGTAACCAGCAACAGTTGTCCTGCGTCGTCGCGCGCTTCGTACAAATCATATTGCGGATCAAGCGGTACTTTATCTTTGTTTAGCGCCAATTCTTCCCAGTGAAGGTCGTAGCACTCCATCAATTCTGGCAAACATTTGCTGTAAGGCTCGACTTGTGCCGTAATCATTATGCGCTCCTGATGTCCACTATGCAGACAATCCTATCATCGGCGCTGTTATTTACAACAGAATGTTTTACACGATTGTTTACCCACCACACTTCGCCGGTACAAAAACTTACCGTCTCGTCTTCGCAATGGAACAGCGCGCCGGGCAGCGACTGAAGCGCAATCTGATAGCGGGTGTAGAACTCAGCCGGTGCGCCATGATCGACGTGCGGCGTTATCTGACCGCCGGGCGGCAGCTTAGTGACGATGCAGCGGCCCAACTGCACGCCATCGACGCGGCGCATAAGGTCCAGCACCAGCCGACGCAGCGACGGCAACTGTGTCCACGCAGGATAGGCTATCGTCTGGATGTCGTTGATAACCGCGGTCGGGTCTTCTGGTATCTCGTTAAACCAAAGCCAGATGTCGCTGACTTCAGCATGGGCCGTGTCGGGGTGCTGCGTCCGCAGCGTGTTCTGGTCCCATAAGTCTGGCTGCGTCGCCAACTCCCGCATAACGGGAATGACGTCTATATTATCTGCCAGACAAAGAAAGTGCTGCATTAGCTAACCAGACGACCTGACGCGCGGATGTTGATCGCCGACGCCGTGCCAGCGATTGTGCTGATGAAGCCATTGTTAGGTAGCACATGGCCGACCAGTTCAGGAAACGTATACGTCTCTGATGGCTGGAGCGTCTTGGTCTTGACAATCAAGTTGTCGTTACCGGCGCTGCCCGCAGCCGTCACAAGGTTGACGCTGATTGTCGCAGCCGACACGCTGTAGTTAGTCGCGGTAAACTTGTCGATAATCGTCTGCACGCCATTCGACGTGTACTGTGTCGTCTGAGCGTTCTCCGCTGTCTTAGCGGGGATGATGTTACTAATGGTTACGGCCATATCTGGTTCCTTAATACAGCAAAGTGTTAAACGAAGCGGCTTGCATGATAACCCAATTTGTGCCGTTTGACACTAGGGTAGCCCAATTACCAGACACGTTAAGTAAAATCGACGTTCCGGCTGCACCGCCGCCCTGCGGCACGACGTTGCTGGACGCAGAGTCAAGGTTCTGGTCTTGGTTGTTTTGGAACGTAAGATAGCGCCCGACGTTGGTCGCAGCGGCTGGCAGCGTGACAACGCAAGTCGATCCAGACTTGTTGTTGATGATCCATGTCTCGTTATACGCGACCGTGAAGTCAGCCGTCTTAGTGACAGGGCCGGTCAACGCGGGTATCAGCGCCCGTATGGCTATCTCATCTAGTGGCGGTGGTGACAGGGCCAGCGCCTGAAGGCTGCTCTGCACCACAGCCAAGTCAGACGCGGACGCGCCGTCAGGCTGCGTCTCTGTGGTCTGCGCCAGCGTCTCCAACAGCGCGTCGTAGGTCGCCAACAGCGACGACGTGTCGGGCGCTACCTCGACTTCACTTTGGTTGGCTTGCGTAGCTGTTAGCAGCGACAGAAAGAACCGATACCATTCACGGCTAATCGCGCCTGACCGTGGGTCGATCAGAGCCACGCGCGGCGGCGTTAGCTGCGTAGGGTTGATCGGCGGCAGCGCCATTAGGCGCTTGTCCCACTGAGCAGCAGTTCAGCACCCATGATGTAAATCCGTACAGGGTCGGTGCCAGACACTTCGTAGACGCGGTCGCGTATTTTCATCGTCGCGCCAAGGCGGCGCCAGATGGTACGATAGCCAGACCGGCCAATCTGTCCCATCGACTTCCAGTGTTCGCTGGACCATGTGTGGCCGCCATCGTCCGAGAAGCGCAGCATGACTTGCGGGTTGCTGCCTTGGCCGTTGTTCAGGCCCACGCCTGTCTCGCAGTCAAGCTGCATGGAGTGCTGGATAGTACGCGCAAGGTTGTTAGCGCCTGTCGGCAGCGCGCGCCATGACCGCAACCATTTCTGCGGCGCGCCATCGTCAGCGTACACGTTCAGGTCAAACTCGTAAATCTTGCCGTTCTGGTAGTCGCCGACAACAGTTGTGCTGTTGAAAAACATCTGGCTGCTGGCGCGGTGACGGTTAAAATCACCATTAGCGAACGACGCACGTTCATGCCATGCGCCGGTAGCGACATCGTACACCCATGTGGTGTCAGCGGTAGGGAAGTTCAGGACGTAGAAGCTGTGGCCGTCCTGCTGATATGTGTAGCCGGTCGCGTCTGAGATGTCGGCATACTCTTGCATCTGCCATTCGATAGCGTGCGTAGACACGCGCTGACCGATGTAGCCAGCGGCCCTGTAGACGATGCCTTGGCCGCGCGCGTCCTTGCCTAGCCAGTAGACTTGGTTGTCCATCTTAGCGATGCTGTACGGGGCAGCGCAGCCCAGTTCGTTGAACGCGCCTTGGATACGGGCCAGCGGGAAGTCGAGCAGCCCTGCGTCGTACCAAACTTCGGTCGAGTTGGTGCCGAATACCCACACTTCGCGGTGGTCAACAAAAATTGCGACCACATTGTCAGGATTGCCTTCTGCGCTGGAAAACTCCAGCGGGTCAACGCTGGTGCCGTCAAGCAGCGATGTCACCCAGATTTTCTGTGTGCCGGGTTCGTTGAACACAAAATAGCCGTCGATGTAGCCGACCGTGCCAGCGCCGGGGAAGTCAGGGTCGGTGATCTGCTGGAACACGTCGGTGCTGGCGTTGTAGATATAACCTAATGGGTTAGCAGCGATGAATAGCTGCGTGCCGTTGTCAGCCATGCTGACAGGGCCAGAGCCGCCTACAGTTCCTTTAGCGACAGCGTTCCAGTTGTTGTCTACCTGAAACAGCGTTGGGCCAGACACGACATAGCCGTAATCGCCATAAGTCCACATGCCGCGGATCGGGCCAATGCCGATAGTCGCCAGCCGCGTGAGGCCGGGCGCGCGCTGAAGGAACGCTGGTTCCTTGCCGCCTTCTGGGACAATCTCAGGAAACAGGTTAACCATGCGGTTGTCGGCGGCGTTGACGCTTCTAGCGACATACGCCGACCCAAGGATCGGCGTCTTCATTAGTAGTTTCCTGCGTAGACGTTAAATCGCTGGCGTGTAGCTACAAGGCTGTATGGCATCGACATGATGTCATCAGGGTTGTTGATGCGCTTGATGTTACGTTTCGACGACATCGCCAGACGGCGGACTTGCGACGAAGGCTCGACGCCAAACTCAGGTGCCATTTCGCACGCCAAGTTATAACGGAACGCACGCAAATAGCCGGGCGGGAAATGCAGTACTGTCGCCAGCGTTGCAGGCTGGGTCAGTTCTTCTACCGAAATGAAATGCCATTCCAGCGCACGCGTCGGGCGCGGGTAGATGTACATTTCAACGTCGGGGAACGTCATGTTGACAAAGATGACTTGCGGGTATGTCGATGTGACGGTCTTGACCGCGATACCGTTATACTGCTGCTGGTTGATGAATTTGATGCCGTAGCTGACACCGGTGCCGGGGTCTTTGAAATACGTGCTGTCGTCGAGCAACACTGGACGGTTGCCGCTGAAGTCGCCGCTAGGGCCAAGCGTGCGCGATAGCTGGCCTGCGGGCCATGTGAATATCTGGTCTTGCGTTGCGTAGACGGACAGGCGCTCTGTGTTCCAGCTATCAATCATCTGGTTCATGGCGCGCAGTGCGTCTTGCGATGTCTCAGCCGATGGAACTTCGCCTTCTGCCAGAACACCTAGAAGCCTAAGCGATCCGTTGATTATGTCCCCAGCCGTATCCATTGGTTAGTCTTCCTGCGTTGTGCGGCGGCGGCTGTGCCGCGCCGGCATTTCGTTTACTGACGCCTTTACAGGCTTTTCAGGATTATAGCGTTCCCAGCCGAAATCTTCATCATAAAACGCTTCTTCTTCTGAAATAGCGACTTTTGATCCGTGCTGCGGATGGGCAAGATAGATAACAGCCATAGAAACTCCGTAAAATGGACGGCCCGAAAGCCGTCCACTATATTAGTTAAAGGCAGTGAATAACCGCAAAGTTAATCACTACTGCTTCGCTCAAGTTACCGCCGGAAATGTTACGGACGGTAATGGTAACTGTTCCAGTGCCTTTGCCGGAAACCCAGCAGTTATACGCGCCGGCAGTAGCCCCTGAAGCAACACTCAAAACAACCACATCTTTTGCGCTAACCGTGCTGTTGTTCAGCGTGAACGTCACGTTGGTCGCTGCGTTCAACTGTGCGCCGTTCATCGTGATTTGACCAGCGGACTTGTTCAGCGTGACGGGTTCGGCTTTGCTAACGCCCTGCGTGACCGTACCTTGTGCTGCGGCGGTGTAGCCGAGTTCGCTATCAACATAAACGAAATCGGCGCCGTCGATGTTTTGGTCAAGGAAAGCGACGCCGATAGATTTTGTATTAGCCATTGATTTTCTCCTGAAAAGGATGCCCCGACCGTAGCCGGGGCAAACCTATTAGCCAGCGATGCGGTACAGGTTATACGTTGTCGCGCTGGTTTTAACAGCACGGAACATTACGCTCTTGGATGCAACGCCTGCGCCCGAACCAACCAACGTCCAGCCTGTGCCAGCGGTGATTGTAGGTACGCCGGTGCTGGTTGCGATCAAAGCAAACTCGAACGACGAGTTAACTTTGGCGCTGCTAACGTCAGCGTCAACAACGCTAACAGCAGGAAGCGCAAGGTCAGCAGTGCTGCTTGACGTGTATACAACTGCGCCGCCAGCCAAATCGGCAGTGGTCAGCGTAACACCTGCGGTGTACGCAGTAGGGATTGCGGATACGCCCAGCGTGACTTCGCCGAGGTTGCCGTCGCCAACTTGATAACCGCCGGCGCCATTAGGTAGAATAGCCATAATAAAAATCCTTTAAAATGTTTGGCCTCCGGCGAACCGGAGGCCATGATTAAATTAGCCCCACATCCGGACGGCCATTTGCGGACGGATCGTGCTGTAACCATACAGAACGTCAATACGGCAAGGCATACGGTCGTTGTTGATGTCGTACTGACGAACAACGCGAAGCGAGATGCCGTTGTGTACCTGACGCGATGCCATGTCTACGCCCTGTGGGAGCAGAAGGTCGGCGGTTGCGAAGGTGATGGCGTCCTTGTGGTAGATGAGGTTCTGCGCGTATTGCGAAGAAGCCGCACCAACGAACACTACAGCCTTGCTGTTGCCGGGCAGTGTGTTGACAGTGGCAAGAGCGTGACCAGCCGAGTAGATCGGTGCAACAGTGATGCTGCCTGCGCCAGAGCTGTTGAGCAAGACATCAGCCAATGCAACGAACTGGAACAACGAACCTGTGCTTTCACGGGTCTGTGGGTTAACTGCAAAGCAGTCAGCTACAGTGAACACGTCGCCAGCCTTGACAGTGGCAGCGTTACCAGCACCAGTGATGGCGATGGTGGTTGCGCCTTCCGACGTAACAGCCGCCGAAGTCGAACCGCCGGTTGCAGTACGCGAACCAGTGGTGAACTGCTTGATGGACTGCGACATATTGATTTCGTCGAAACCAAGTACGCCAGTACCCATCATGCCGTTCTTGAACTGCTTGCTGATCGTGTCGGTTGGGTTGAATAGACCCTTCAGACCTTCAACCAAACCAGCGTTGGCGGCTGGGTTAACAGTCGCATAACGTGGCGACATTACAGCAGCGTTTTCGTTCAGCTTCTGCTGTGCAGCAAGAAGAACTGCCGAAGTAGCTGGCGTAGTGCCGGGCGTGCCAACCGTGTTACCGATGGTCAGGTACGAGTTGGCAACGTCAGCGTCGATGCTCGAAGCAAGCTGCGAGATACGTGGCTTGAGAACGCGGTCAGCGAAGTCATCCAACTGCATGGTCAATTCAGCAGTGGTGAAGTTGACGCCGATGTGCTTCTGGGTGGAAACAGCAAGAGTTGTGAACTGCTCGTTGTCGTCCTGTACCTGAAGGGCTGCGCCGTCAGTTACAAGCGCACGGTCTGGAAGACGGATACGCAGGGTTGAGCCAATTTTAGCACCTTCAACAGCAAAGCTGTCGTCGTACTGGCGGTTTACGTTACGTG